CGTTAGATGTGCTAACTATTGTGATGTGGCTGAATTTTGTAATCAATATAACGAGGAAAGCAAATGAATATTGAAGTAAAAGAAGCTATAGAGATTGTTGAAAATGCTTTGAGTTTTTATGTAGAAGAGGGCATACGTTCTGATAAAAAAGCACAAAAGATATTAGACAAAGCTTGGAATATAGTAAAAGAAAAAAGGAACTATGGATATGGTTATGATGATACCAACTCTATAGCTGTTATTTGGGAAATAGATGATATTAAAAACCTAAGACCCGATTTGACTGATGATGAATGTATGGAAGTATTGGATTATACAGATAGAAAACATGACGCTTCTTTAGGTGTTTCTTGGGACACTTTAGAGTGGAACGCTGATTATCTTTTTCCAGTAAAGGAGGAAGCAAATAATGGCTGAACTGAAACTAAAACCAATTAAAAAGAAGATGGTACTGCACATAGATATAATCTATTGGCTAACGGAAGAATGGGATAGAGAAGATGTTATTGATGTAGGTATTGGCATAAAAAAGGGTATTGAATGGGAAATATTTGATTGTATAGGCGATTATCTACCTATTTCTTACATACATAACTGGGAAGAAGTTAAACCTATTTTAAATGAACAAACAGAACAAGGTATGCCTTTAGGAGATTATGCTGAAAAAGAGTATGAGTTAATGTGGCAACACCACGATAACCCTAAATACGAATGGGACTATGAATTTTATTATGGAGAAAGCGATGAGTAAAGAACTTACATATAAAGAAGTTTGGGACAAGCTATCTAAGATAGATTGTTCTGATAAGGTAGAAAAGAAGATGAAGTTATCTTATCTATCTTGGGCATGGGCGTGGGGTATTCTACAAGAACACTATCCACAGGCACAGTATATATTCTATCAAGGCGAGGGTGATGTGCCTTATGTCAGATATCCCGATGGAACTGGAGAGGTTAGATGTAGAGTATCTATAGATAACTTAACTAGAGAAATGACACTATGTGTTATGGACTTTAAAAACAATGCTGTTAAGAATCCTAATTCTTCACAGGTAAACAATTCTAAAATGCGTTGCTTAACTAAGTGTTTGGCAATGTTTGGTTTAGGACATTATATCTATGCGGGAGAGGATTTGCCCGAAGATGTTGAAGATGAAATAGAAAACTTAGATGATGAAACAGAATCTAAGGAAGAACCAACACCAGTAGAAACTCCAACAGAGGATGGCGGAGCAGATAATGGTTATGGCACGGAAGAATGGGCGGAATTATTTGTCAAAAGCTTTTTAGAGTTGGCAAAACTTAGCAAGACTAAACAAGCTATGACATCTTACTACAAAAATAACACTAAAGATTTGGCTACATTGAGGGATAACTTTCCTAAGATGAAAGCTGATTTAGATAGTGAACTTAAAACTATTGTAAACAACCTAAAGGAGAGTTGATATGTATGATAATAAAAACCAAAGTGATGGAGCAATCTACACTAATAACTTTAAACAGAATGATAAACAGCCCGATTGGACTGGTAAGGTAGAAATTAGTAGGGATATGCTTAAAGAGTTAGTAACCATTGTAAAAGAGGGTGGAAGCGGAGAACTAAGAGTGGCTTTATGGAATAGAACTTCTAAGAGTGGTAACGAATACAAGTATGCTAGGTTAGACATTCCACAAAAGAAAGAAGAGCCTAAAGAAGAGCCAGTAAAGGATTCAAGCGATGATGTTGATACCTTTACAGATGATGATATTCCATTTTAGAGGAGGGAGTTATGGCTAAATCAAAAGCATTTAAGAAAGCATTGGAAAATGCTTTAAAGAAAGAGGGAGTGAAAAATGAGTGGATAGAAAAACATCTGCTCATTGATTCACTAGACTTAGATAAATCAAATAAAAGGGGGAAGAATAATGGCAAATCCAAGTGGAAAAACCCAAATCATTTCTGATGATAAATATACCTATGGAAAAGATTTGGTGGTGCAAATTGAAGAAAACATAGACGAGTATATATTTTTTGAGTTCATGTCTGCGTACAGAACTTTGATGAAACAAATTAAAAAAGTTGATGATGGTTTTGGAACTACACCACATCAAAATCTTATGGACTATCTGTTTATGAAGATGGAAGATGAAAGAGATGAACACTTTAAAAACAAGATGGGGATTGAATAATGGACAGAAGAAAAATACCAAAACGTCTAAGACATCTATCTAATGCTACATTAAAAGCTTTGTTTTATTTATTTAGAGTGAGAATGTAAATGGATGAACAAATAGAAAGTTGGCAAAGTAGGATAAGGGATGTTGCTCCCTTAATGCAGAAAGCTGAATACGAGTTGTTGAAAGCGGAAGCAGATGTTAAGAGAGTGATTGCTTTGTGGAAAGCAGTTGCTCTTTCAGAGGGCATTAAAACTGCTACTGGACAAGATAACTATGCAGAAAACAAAGATGAAGTATATCAATCTAG